CTGGAGGGGTGGCTTGCCGTACCGCCGGAGCTGGAGCAGACGGCCTGGGACTGTGCGGGCTACTGCGACCTGGACATACAGGACGGCAAGCTGGTGGGCCTGACGCCCCGGGAGCAGCCGCCCAAGCCGGAGCCGGAGCCGGACCTGACGCCCCAGTTCCGCACAGCCATGCTGTCCTATGCGGCCACCAGCACAGCCATCCCGGACAGCTATGCCCTGGACATGTCCGATCTGTTTCCCACCTGGGCGGCGGTACTGGCAGACGGCGAGGAGCTGCCTGAGGGGCGGGTCCTCAACGACGGCGGCCAGCTCTACCGGGTGGTGCAGGCGGTGACACCCCAGGCCCACCAGGCCCCCCACGACGAGGGGATGCTGGCCGTCTACCGGCCCATCGACCGGGAGCACGCCGGCACGGCGGACGACCCCATCCCCTGGGTGTACGGCATGGATTGCCATGCGGGCAAGTGCTACCGCTACAACGGCAAGGTCTACCAGGTGGCCGAGGGCGGGGATATGATCCCCTGCACCTGGCCCCCCGACACCCCCGGCATGTGGCAGTGGGAGGAAGTGCAGGCATAAGATGAAGGGGGCGGATTTGCCGCCCCCTTTTGAACCACAGGAGAAAGGATGAGAGCCATGGAGCGAGCGAACGGAGGGAACAGCAATGCTGAACAGCCGGGATATTGATCGGCTGCGCCCCGACGTGGCGGCCAACTGCCGCGCCTGGCTGGAGCTGTGCCGCGCGGCGGGGCTTCTGGTGCTGGTCACCGGAACCGTGCGGGATGAGGAGTACCAGCAATACTGCTATGAAAACGGTACGGCCGCCACGCCTGTACCCAGCTTTCACGGGGAGCAGGCGGGGCTGGCCTTCGACTTCTGCCAGAACATCAAGGGACAGGAGTATTCGGATTCCACATTCTTTCAGCGGGCCGGAGAGCTGGGGGAACAGGTGGGCTTTGAGTGGGGCGGCCGGTGGAAGAGCTTCCCTGACCGGCCCCATCTCCAGTGGAGCGACGGCGGAAAATACACCAGCAGTATGATCCGGGCGGGGGACTACCCGCCCGCCATGCCCCCATATCGAGAGGAGGACACCGACATGACGAAAGAGGAAATTCAGGCCATGATCGACGCGGCCGTGGCCGCCCGGCCGCCGGTCTACACCAGTGTGGAGAACTGCCCCGCGTGGGCCAGGGAGACGGTGCAGAAAGCCGTTGACGAGGGAGTGCTGCGGGGAGACCAGGGCGGCGGACTCCGCCTGACCGACGACAACCTGGTTAACCTTCAGATGCTCCGCAACCTGGGCTTGCTGGACGGGGGCGGGGCCTGATGGACCACATCAACGGCTTCAAGGCCGCCGTAGCCGCTGTCCTGGGCTGCCTGACCGCCCTGTGGGGATGGTTCGGCTGGCTGGTGGTGGCGTGGGTGGCCTGTATGCTGCTGGACTACGCCACCGGCACCGCCGCCGCCCTCAAGGCGGGGAAGTGGTCCTGCAAGGCGGCCCGGGAGGGCCTCTGGCACAAGGTGGGAGCCATGGCCGCCGTCCTGGTGGCCGCCATCCTGGACGGGGTGCTGGGCTTGATCCTGGATCATATCCCCGCCCTGACCCTGCCCTTCGATTATACGGTATTTCTCACGGTGCTGGTGCTGGTCTGGTATATCCTGACCGAGCTGGGGAGTATCGTGGAAAATGCCGGGCGGCTGGGAGCCCCTTTGCCTGCATGGCTGTCCAAGGCTATTGCAGCGCTGGAGTCCGGCGTGGACAGTACCGGAGATAAACTGACCCAAGGGGAAAAAAAAGAATAAAAGGAAAAAGCCTGTAGTCAAACGACTACAGGCTTTTTCCTGCCGTTGAGACAGACGGTTTTTACAGTGGACCGGAGAGGCCTGCTATACTTCACCCTGTGCGAGTGCTTCGGTGCCCAATAGGGTAAGGCGGAGTCCCTGCCGGGTTTTCCCTACTGATATGTAGCCGGACTCCGCCAGTCGGCGAATTCTTAATTTCAGCTTGGCCTCGGTAAAACCCGCCGCCAACAAAGGCGAAAGGCGAAGCAGGGAACCGCGGCCTGCAGGGCGCCCGGCGGCGGTAAGCTCCTGAATGGAGTTCAAAAGGAGGCGGTCTTCCTGGGACAGTGGTTCAGAACAGTCGGTGAACGCAGAAATTCGGTGGCCAAAAAAGTTGCGAATTAAATCATTTAAAAGCGATTGCTGCTGATCAGGGGCAATATCCTGCTGATAAAAAATAGTCAGGTTACTAGAAAAAGCCCGCAGCTCGCGGACGTTCCCGGGCCATGTATAATGTAAAAGTCTGTGCTCTAATTGTGCTGGAAGTCGCGCACCCTCGGCCATGGAATGGAGAAGTTCCGGGATATCCTCCACGCGTTTGCGGAGCGGAGGGATAACTAGGGGCAGGATCTTGAGTCGATAATAGAGATCCTCACGGAAGGTACCCTGCCGGACCATCTCGTTCAAATTCCGGTTGGTTGCGCAGATAACCCGTACGTCAATAGGGATCACACTGGTGGAGCCAACCGGCATCACTTCCCGCTCTTCCAGAACCCGTAGAAGGCGACTTTGAAGAGAGAGGGGAATGTCGCCAATTTCATCAAGAAAAATGGTGCCGTTATCGGCGGTTTGAAAGAGGCCCTGCTTTCCCCCTTTGCGTGCCCCAGTAAAAGCCCCCTCTTCATAACCAAAAAGTTCGCTTTCAATTAGGGTATCTGGAATGGCGGCACAGTTTACGGCCACAAAGGGGCTTTGACGGCGACGCGAGGCATTGTGGATGGACTGGGCAAACAACTCCTTGCCTGTGCCGCTCTCCCCAAAGATGAGGATGGTCTCATCTGTACCAGAATAGTACTGTGCCAGGCGAATTGCCTTTTGAACAGCGGGGGAGTGTCCTAAAATGTCTGAAAAGTGGTACTTGGCTGGCAAGGAGTTCTTTTTTACACCATGAGAGCACCGTTTTTCGGAGGAGGACGCGGCGATTGGGGTGAGCAGGATGAAACAGTGGCGGTGCTGGAGGGGGGACTCGAAGTGGAGGTGCAGTGTATAGGGCTTTTTCCCTAAATATACGACTTCCTTTTCCTCACGACCTTCGGACAGGGAGGCGGCGAGGTGGGCCAACTCTGGAAAACACGGGAGAAGCGGGTGGCCAGGCAATCCCTTCTGTCCGGCGGGCAGGAGACGGGCGGCGGCCTCGTTCAGCTCCACGATCTGTTGGTTCTCATCCAGGTGGAACAGAGCAGTGCCTGTAAGAGCGAGTGTCTGGGATAACTAGCTTTTGAGTAGTTGGTTCTGGGTGTGGATATCTTGTCGGTGGTACAGCTCAGATACCAGTTGCTGCATCACCGGTATATGGAACTGGTTCAAAAAGTCAGGCGGCAGATTATATATTTTGACAATTTCAGCAAGAGTAGAGGGAGTGATATTTCGGTATCCCAGGTTGATGTAGACCTTTTTGTTTTCTGGACAATAGCTGCGAAAACCGGCATAAACAACGGTGTCATAGGGAGTAGTGTCTATGTCACAGCCGGGCCAATAAGGGATATAGTTCAGATGATTGATCCCGAGCTGTTGCAGGTTTTCTACCAAATCCTCCGCAATCCGTCTGGGCTTGTTTGCAACCAGCACTGGCGTACCTTCGGGCAGTTCCAAAAGCCGATGTAAGTGATTGCTGTCCAAAAAACGCCGGGCAAATATGATTTGGCTGTTTGGAAAATATTTGTCGGCGTACGCAAGGGAGGTAATATTGACCAAAATAGCGGCGGGTTCTGCCGCAAGCGTGTGTACGGTGGCAAGGGTAACAGGGACAATATCCAGAGACGAGGAAAAAACCTGTGAGAGAATTTTACACATATAGTTACGGTCCAGCTCGTTTTCCGTAAAAACACCAAGAGTTTGTTTGGCCATAGGGTGTCCCTCCTTGAAGCGCATGGGTGAAACATTGCCTCTTAAAAGGATAACAGACAGAGCATGGCCCGTCAATGCAATTTGGACATTATTAAAATGATTTAAGATATCCAGATATGAGATACAAACAGATGTATGAGAAGAAAAGGATAAAACAAATTTGTGGGATTACTCCAAATATCTGCAAAGTATTTTGGCTAAAAAATAAAAAAGTTTAAAAAGGATTCATTTGCAGCGATATGGAATTAAAATTGCTTTTGATAATAGCGTCTGAGGGACCTCGGAGAGCTGCCAGCGTACAGCAGGTTAATAGGCAACAAAGTATGAGGAAAGGAAAGGCGGAAAATGGAGTTGGGAATCAAGGGAAAGAGAGCGGTAGTTACTGGGGCTGGTCAGGGTATCGGCCGGGAAACTGCTCTGGTCTTAGCCCAGGAGGGTGCCGTGGTCTGTGTAAGTGACATCAATGACAGCCGTGGAAAAGAAACAGTGGAGGAAATCTGTGGGAGGGGGGGAACTGGAATCTATATTCATGCGGATGTGGGGGTGCCGGAGGAGATCA